GGCACGTACCTTGGCTTGGTTGGCAGGTCAGCATGACTTGGTGCAGGCGTTTGAGGATAAGCAAGACGTTTACCGCCTCATGGCTAGTCAGATTTACCAGATACCGCCCGAGCATGTGACGACTGGCCCTGCTAGTCAGCGTCAGGTGGGTAAAACTGTGGTGCTTGGTGCAGGCTATGGCGTTGGACCAAACAAGTTACAGATATTCTTAAAGGTACAAGCCGGTGTCGAAGTAACGCTTGACGAGGCAAAACGCATCATCCACGCATACAGGACAACGTACTACAAGATACCCGAGTTGTGGCACAAAGCCGACGAAGCGCTTATAGCGTTGCGTACAGGCAACGGTTTCCAAATAGACGAGCAGGGCTTGATTAGAGCCGTACCGAAAAGTGGGTTAACCCTACCTAGCGGTCTACATATCCAGTACCCCGGCTTAGGTGAGATATTGGATGAGAAGACCGGCAAGACTCAGCTACGCTATTTCTCTAAGGGAATACCCGTGTATATCTACGGCGGGAAAGTAGTGGAGAACCTGTGCCAAGCCGTAGCAAGGCAGGTCGTTGCGGAGCAGATGCTGAGAATCGGCAAGAAGTATAAGGTGGTATTGACAGTTCACGATGCCGTGGCATGTATAGCACCGATTGATGACAAAGATGAGGCACAAAAATACGTTGAGGAGTGTATGTCATGGAGACCAAAGTGGGCACAAACTTTACCGCTAGCATGCGAATCAGGCGTAGGGGCTTCCTATGGGGATTGTTAATTGGTACACTCGGGTTTGCAAAAACAAACTCGGTTTTTTCCATGACGCTATCTCACTCCTACTCAAGCATCAAAGACTACGAGGGCTGTCCACGCCGATACCATGAAGTAAAGATACTAAAAAAGTATAAGTTTAAAGATACCGAGGCAACCCTATACGGCACTGCCGTACACAAAGCATTTGAAGAATACATCCGTGATAAAACACCACTTCCAGCGAGTTATGCGCACTACAAACCATTCGTGGAACCCCTTGCCAACTTCCAAGGCGACATTCGTTGCGAAGAGAAACTTGGCATCCGAGCAGACTTTACCCCTTGTGGATTCTTTGACAAAGACGTATGGTTCAGAGGCATCCCAGACTACCTTGCAATCAACCACAACAACGGCGTTGCAAGAGTAGCCGACTATAAGACCGGCAAGTCAAGCCGATATGCGGACAGCGCTCAATTAGAACTAATGGCAGCTATGGTGATGATTCACCATCCCAACGTAAATACCGTTAAAGGGGCATTGTTGTTTGTTGTAGTTGGCGATGTAATTAAGTCTGAGTACACTCGGGCACAGTTGCCCGAAATCCTGTCTAAATGGGCTGGCAGGGCTAGTGCAATCGAAGCAGCGGTAGTGCATGGGGTGTGGAATCCCAAAAGTTCTCCGCTATGTAAGTTCTGCCCAGTTACTACTTGTGAGAATCACAATGGCCACTAAACGAAACTATAAGCAAGAATACGAACGGTATCAGGGTACGCCTAAACAGTTGGCTGCCCAATCCGAAAGACACAAGGCTAGACGAGCATACGAGAAGGCTCATGGCACTCTGCCTGACGATGTAGACGTAGACCATAAGAAGGCTATGTCCAAGGGCGGTACGTCTAAGCTAAGCAACCTCCGTGCCTCACCGCAGTCTGAAAATACAAGTTTCTCCCGCACTAAATCTGGTGCATTAAAGTCACAAATTTCTAAGCGGGAACGTAAAAAATAATGTAAGATGAAACCACTCGGTGCCTGCAGTTGCTGAGTTGTTTCATTTGGTTTCCTTTCTCCTCCCAGTAATGGGTTTGCCCAGTAGCAGTGCTACTGGGCTATTTTTGTCACCTCTATTCAAATTTATATGCAAATCATTGACAACAAAGCGTTAGTGTTTAACACACGTAAAGCAGATCAAATCACTTCAATCATTCCTAAAAGCAAAGTGCTTGAGAACAACGGAGAAGTTGACCAAGTCATTGTTAACTGGGGCTTTGACGAAGTGCAACTACTACGCAATCTAGGTATACGAGATGTACCTAGTCCCATTTTGGGACGATACAAGTGGCCCGGAATGTTTACGCCTTTCGACCATCAACGAACCACTGCAGAATTCCTCACACTCCATCCACGTTGCTTTGTATTTAACGAAGCAGGCACAGGTAAAACAAGCGCTGCAGCATGGGCTGCTGATTACTTAATAACACAAGGCAAAGTCAAACGTGTGCTTGTTGTGTGTCCAGTGTCTATCATGGACACTGCATGGCGATCTGATTTGTTTAAGACTGTCATGCACCGCACAGTGGCTATTGCGCAAGGCTCACGCACACAAAGACAGAAGGTTATTGCCGGTGACTACGAATTTGTAATCATTAACTTTGATGGCGTTAAAGTAGTTAACAAAGAGCTAGAAGCAGGTGGGTTTGATCTCATCATTGTGGACGAGGCTAACGCAGTTAAGAGCGTGACTACTGATCGGTGGAAGTGCCTTGCAACTTTGATTAAACCTACTACACGCCTGTGGATGATGACAGGTACGCCTGCATCGCAGTCACCTCTTGACGCATACGGATTGGCTAAGCTTGTGGCACCTGATGCGGTGCCTAGATTCTTTGGTGCGTTCCGTGACAAGGTGATGCTCAAGCTTACGCAGTACAAGTGGGTGCCACGGCAAGATGCACAACAGATCGTTCATCAAGTATTGCAACCGGCTATTAGATACACGAAGCTTGAGTGCTTGGACTTACCTGACTTGTTGTACTCGACTCGTGAAGTTCCGTTGACGGCTCAGCAAGCCAAGTACTATGACGCACTCAAAAAACAAATGATGACTGTCGCAGCAGGCTCAGAAATCACAGCGGTCAATGCAGCAGCAATGCTTAACAAACTTTTGCAAGTTGCGCAAGGTGCGGTATATACCGACGACGGTGGCGTTGTCGAGTTTGACGTAGCCAATCGTATGAGTGAACTTATCAATGTGATCGAAGAAACCGACCATAAGATATTAGTGTTTATCCCATATAGACACACGCTTCAAATGGTTGAAAATGCTCTGCTCAAAGAAGGATACACAGTGCAGACAATTCATGGCGGTGTTGCGTCTACACGACGAGCAGACATCATCAAACAATTCCAAACAGAGGATGACCCACGCATACTACTGCTAGTACCGCAGGCTACTGCACACGGTATCACGCTGACTCGTGCTGACCAAGTTGTGTGGTGGGGTCCAGTAGCGTCTACAGAAATCTATCTACAAGCTAACTCACGGGCACACCGTGCAGGGCAAACAAATAAAGTTACCGTCACGCACTTGCAAGGCAGTCCAGTTGAGCGCCGTATGTACACCATGCTACAAAATAAAATAGATTTACATCTAAGTTTGGTGGATTTATACAAACAAGAGCTTGACACGTAAATTTGACAGTGTATAATTTCTAAAAAACGGGGGGAAAGCCGTGCAAAGGCTTTTAAAGCTTGCAGACGAGCGGTTAGTACCTCCACCAATTTGTTCAACGTAAATCAAAGGAGTTCTATGGATGCAAGTCAGTTAGTCAATGTATATATCAAAATACGTGACGCCAAAGAAATGAGAAAAAAACAAATGGAAGCCGAGATTGCTGACCTCGATCAGCAGTTGGATGCCGTCGAGCATGAGCTTCTAGAAATCTGCAAAACCACCGGTCAAGACGGTGGCAAAACACAATATGGTTCGTTCACACGAGCCGTCAAAACACGCTACTGGACCAGTGACTGGGACAGTATGTACAAATTCATCCGTGAGCATGATGCCCCTGACTTACTCGAACGTCGTATTGCGCAAGGTAACTTTGCACAGTTCGTCAAAGAGAATCCAGACAGCATGCCTGCAGGTGTGAATATCGAGTCGAAATACTCGATCACGGTTCGCCGTTCATCCAAGTAACTTCCCAATAGGAAATCAAAATGAGTAACATGACACTTTTCAAATCCGGTTCCGTTATCCCTGACTATTTACGTG